ATGAAGGAAATGGTACAGGAAAACTACAACCGGATCAAGGAGGATGTCAGACGGATCGTGGCCGACGAGCTGGAGCGCATCGCCGCAGATCCCAACCTCAGACATCTTCTGGAACTGAACAAATAACCGTAAATGCAAGGCCTTCACACACGTGGAGAACCGTGTGTGAAAGGGTCCGCATTTCATCGGTTGCGTCTCCTGTGCCCCTCGTCATCGTCTTCCATCCGTTTGAGCAGAACTTCACGCAGGCGGTCAATGAAGTAGGTTCTGTCTCCCGCCTTACGCCGCCGCATCCGCGCGTAGTAGCTCGAAGCATTCTTCACGTTCACCCCCAGCACATGACAGACGTATTCCACCACACGCCCGAGTGTCACCTCACCGCCGTTGAACATCTTCAGCTCGTGGCAGGCATACAGCAGTTCCATCAGGCAGATGACCTCTGCCGTCCAGCAGACGGGGGGATCACCCTCTGTAGTCGGCAGACCTGCCGGAGCAATGGCGGAACCGGACTTATGAATGAACCTGCATCTGTCCAGCAGACCTTTCAGGTACTCCAGCGTACCAATGATATAGGCATAGCAGGGCAAGTGCTCTTTTTGTGCTGTGCGGTAATGCTCACGCAGAATGACCAGTTTGCAACTTAGATATTGCAGCTGGAAAAAGACGAGCGTAACATCCTTTTCCACACGTTGCAGCTCATAGACCTCACGGATGAACTCGGTGTTGGCGTTTGCCAGTGTATTCCTGTCACTCTCTTCTCGCTCCAGTAACAGGAAATAAGGGATAAAAGTAAACAGTTCCATGCTGTTCGGGATTTTAATTAAACACCGGCAAGATAGCGAAACGAGCACTGATAGCCGTTACGCTTTTTATTTGAAATAAGCTCTACATCAAGCCTGATGAATTTTTATTTGCTCCGCCACCGGTGAGCCAGTGCCTGCTTCAGCCTCCCCGGAGTGCATCCCATGTTTCTTTTACAGAATTCACACAGACGGCTTGCTGATGAAAATCCGTTCCTCTCCGATATTTCTCCCAGTGAAAGTCCATGATTATATTTTATATCCAGACATATGCGTTTTATTCGCCGATTCCTTAGCCAACGTCCCGGGGGCAACCCGTAAACAGACAGAAACCTGTTTCTGAAGGCCGAATAACTCATACGGCACAGCAGGGAGAGTGTACCGACGGAATACACGCCGGGGCTGTAAAAAATAACTTTCAGACGAAATACGGCGACGGACAATATCCTCAACCGCCTTTCTGCGAACTGAAAGTCCAGTTCACTGACACAAGTGGAATATCCCCGGAGTTGTTTCCTCCGTTCCTGATAGAAGTACAAGCAAACCTCCCTGCAAATATCATGCAGGGAAACAGATGGGCCTATAGCATACAAAATCTCACAAAGCCAAAGCATTTCCTCCGTACGTCCCCTCTTGCGGCATGGCAGGACGACATTCTCCCGCAACCTGCACAAAACATCCCTGTCCCGTGAAAGGAAGAGCAATACCAGAACGCCCCTGTATGCAGGACAAGCCATGCCGGGGAGTTCCGGCAGCATCTCCAGCACACGGAGCACATGCCCGCAAAGTTCAGAGTTCCCTGCGTACCTTCCCAACACGAGTAGCCTCTTTATCTTCTTCGTCCGGGAGAGTCTTCTCACATCATTGCAAAACAGGCTGACCATCTCTTTCTGCCCATCCTGCGCATGCTTTCTGAACAGTTCCAGAAGATCAGGCTCCGCCATTCCCGCCCATACCCGTTTACTTCATACCGTGCCTTATCATTCACAGCACACACATTATTCTGATACAATCGTCATCAACCAGACACGGGTATTGCGCCAGTCGTTCCAGCACCGGTTCCAATGCAAATCCCTGTATAATTCTGTGACGTTTGCTGTCACTACAAAACACACTTTCCATCTCCATTTCAGGAAAGTAACACAGAAGATGGGCGGCAGAGGCGTCAAAAGCCACAGGGCCGTCCTCGTGAAGAAAAATGTAAATATCCGACACATTTGCACTTTCCATTCCCTTGATCAGATCTGTTATCTCCATCTTGCACATTTTATAATATTTTTACATTTTTTCTTACTTCCCGAATACTCCGAGCATACGAATTTTCGGTTTTATGCCAAATATCCTATTCTACGGCCTTACGGAATTCCTTATCCGCAAAAAGCTCCGCCAGTCCCGATATCTGCTTCAGGCGCAGCAACTCATCCTTGTCCATACCCAGGTTCCTGCGTATCCACGAATCCGACATGCCCGACCTCGTAAGTTCCCCGACAAGCCGTGTCATAAGCTCGATCTTATGCATTCCACGGGCACGGTTATGGCGGATGGTAGAGGCCATACGCTCGGCCAGATCCTTACGGATGACGGTAACGGGTAACAGTCCGTTCTCCCGCTTGTATATTCTGGGCGAGGTCATCATGACCTTATACCTGTGATAGCCGTCCACAAGCTCGTACACATCCTCTTTCTCAATGTAATAACACACGCACGGCATCGTGTACCCATCCTCCCAAATCGAGAGTTCCAAAAGCCGCATCTCAGGAGGGGCCGTCACGTTGGGATTATAGGAATTCGCCCTGATCCTTTCCACCGGTACAGCCTTGACGCCATACACGGGACTGGTAAATTCATTGTCCATCTTTTCATTCATTAAAATAAGATCTATATTCATCCATCATCTTCCGTCTTCTTTCCTGTTCCTGTTTATTTGGTGAAAAGCCCATGTACTTGCAACAGTGGTCGTTTTTCAGGATACAGATGCACATCCGCTTGTACGAGGGCAATTCACGGAATTCAGGCAGGTCTATGTCATCAAGGTATTCCATCCTGACCGGGAGCTTGTGCGTCCTGTATCCCGATGTCCCGCCAAGTTCGAAAGGGATATTCAACCTCTTGAGTTTCATGATCGTTTCTTTTGCCAGACAGCCGCCCTTCTCCCGCCAGAACCGCACGCTTACCTCCAGTTTATCCAGATAGTTGTTCCTGGCATCCTCAGGAAGGGTGTCCAGAAGGAAAAAAAGATATTTTTTCCAGGTCATTCCCTCAGGCAGCCTGACACCCCGCCATCCCATCGCTACAGAGTTACCGTAACCCCCGGCAAAATTAACACCGTTCACACGTCCCAGCATCTTGCCCCACATCTCCGGCTCGATCACCCTGTACAGATGCAGCGACGGGATGGCCTGGGAAATGAACGGGCTCGCAACACGCTGGCTGTTCAGAGGAACACCCACCTGATAATAGAGGTCATACAACCTGTTGTATTTCCAACGGAAACGGCCATTGGCAGTCCATATATCCGTAGTATGCCAGTCATACAACGGATACACGTTGTCTATGCCCTCATCGACAGGACATATCCAGTCGGCTGAAGGGCCCGGAGTGCTACGATAGATCGTTCTCCAACGGTTAAAGCTTTCCTGGGTACGTATTCCAACCAGACATGCCACTTTTTGCACTCCAAGTTGCTTGCGGAGCCAAAAGGAAAAACATTCCTGGAACTCGTAATCCCACATCTGCGGAGTATAAAAATCAAATGCTTCCGTACCCAGGTATTCCACAGGCATCTCCCTGACCCAACGGACACAAGGGTCCCAGGGCCGCCAGAATCTCTGGTACATGGATGCAGCCGAACCGACCTTGAAAGGCACGCAACAGCGGTAAACATCCAGAATATCCCGGTTCGAAGACAGCATCTCATCCACATACTCCGTGGTCAGGGAATACTGCACTTCGTAATCCATATGGAATACTCCCATCCGACCTCCATATTGCCTGATATGCTCCACACAGGCATTCAGCAGCACACCGCTGTCCTTACCCCCCGAAAAAGAAAGGTACACATAATCATACTCGCCGAAGATTCTTCTGATCCTCTCCCGCAACGCCTGATATACATTCATCCGAGTTCCTCCCATTCTCTTTCAGCCATCCTGTTTCCCACTGTCGGAACCCATACGTACCAATTCCATCATAACATATAACTTGGTTTCCCGGATCGTGATGAAATTCATGTATTTGAAAATTCCGACATCCCGTTTCTGAACGGTCGCCCGCAAAGGGGAAGTCTCATCGCCCGACTCCTTGATCACGCTTTTCAACAGCTTCAGCAACTGGTTCCCCCTCTCCCTATCGGGAGTGGCATAATAATTATCAATTTTATAACCACCATCGAGTTTTCTCTCAACAGGCATGAAAGCCACTACCTGGTCTTCATGGTAGAGAACATGCCAGGTAAACATCCGGGAGGATTTATAAGGGTAGTTGTTATTCTCCCGCAGACATGCAGGACTAAGTACAAAGTGCCCTACGGCCAGATAAAGTTCGGGAGATTTTCCCTCAAATATTCGTACTTTCAGTTTCATAGGCATACATTTCATACATATACTGGTGCTTATTTACTATTCCTGCCCCCGCTATCTTCACGATGTACGCTATTATCCATAATCCGCCCCCCGGTTTCAGGAAAAGTTTCGGGTTCTTTTCCTCTCCCGTACGTATCTTTTATAGGGATCAGAAAACGACTCCTAATACCGGCTTTTCTATAACCTCCCGTAAAATAGAAATATTCTTTCAAAGGTGAATTACGCAAGAACCTATCCAGCAGAGCGTATGATCTGAAATGCTTCAAATGCCCCTGGTAGGAGTTTAGCACAGCCAACATCTTTCGCAGTCTTTCCGGAGCGGGTTTTCCTTTGGAACTCTCTTTTTCCAGCCTGTGTACCGCTTCCCGAAAAAATCCTGCGGTACGTTTTGACGGATATTTCCTGTACGGTCTCACATACGCTCCCAGAAAAGCCACACCACGACTGTAATGCTGCAATTCGATTTTATCCGGATGCAACTCCAACTCCAATTCTTCCTTCAAGAATTCCCGTATCCATGGAATCAGTTCCTTTAGATAGCGTTTGCTTGGATGGACAATAAAAAAATCATCCACATAACGCCCGTAATGTTTACAGCGTAAAACACGCTTCACATATCCATCCAACTCCCCCAAATAGATGTTACTGAACAGCTGGGATGTCAAATCTCCTATGGGAAGTCCCACACCTTCCGGAGAATTGAACAAACTTTTCGTGGGTGGAAGTCCTTCCCAATCTTCCGCGCTACCCCGTATCCGGCAATCCCGCTGGGGATTTCTGAATATAATCTGTCTTAGCAGGAAATCTATCAGTTCCATATCCGGGCATTCTTTTTGTTTCCGGCTTCTTCTATATCGTTCCAGTCCCTTGCAGATAAGATCGTACAGACGATCCTTCCTGATACTCATGAAATACCCC